GAACCTGAAGGATGGTTCCGCCACTGTTGCCAGCGATAAGGTACTTCGCGTTGGCAAGTGCGTCGATTTCGGCCTTCTTCAGGACTCCCGGAGTCAGGGAGTCGTTGACGATGCGGTTAGCATCAGCCTTACCCTTAGCTTCGATGACCTGCTGCTTTGCCTTTTCTTCGACTACCTTCGTGTCAGCCTGAGTCTGGACCAACTGCTGCTGTGCAGCCTGTGAAGCGTTGATTCGATCAAGGATGGACTGGGGCGGACGAACCGTCTGGAGCGCTACCGATTCAACAACGATACCTTCAGCGTTCCATCGAGACTTCAGGGCGTCTTCGATGGCCTTGGAGTAGGCCGTACGGTCTGCAATCAGGGTGTCAACTGTGAACTTACCAGCCGCGTCCTTCACAACAGAAGTGATGTCCTGAGAGATAAGGCGCTGGAAGAGGTTCTCTTCCGTCTTGTAGGTGGTGTAGATTTCCGAAACCTTGTCAGGCTGGATGGAGTATCGTACCGCAACGTCTACGTTGGACGGAACCTTGTCAGAAGTGGAGACGGTAACTTCCGGGCGGTCAACCTGTTCGCCGTCAGAAGTTCCCTGACCGTTACCCTTGAAGAGTGCCTGTTGGCCCTTGATGTCAAAGGAAATGGTGTCCTGCCAAGGAAGTTTCATGTCGAAACCCGCTGTGGTGTCCTCTCGGGCAATCGTTCCGTCAGCGTTCTTGACAACCAGTGCTTCTCCGACTTCCTGAGTATAGAAGGAAGAGAGGAACATCAGGATCAGACCAACTACGGTACCAACGATTCCAATTGCGAGCCTCTGAGCAATCAAGGTAGCGACCCAAGCCCCTACCACTACGATTGCTCCAATAATAAACCAAACCATTTAGTACCTTTCGTCGTGTGTCATTTTGTCTTGTACTGCTTTGCTGTTTTGATCAGCCTGATAGGCTGGCCTTTCGTAGACCAGCCTACCATACTTAGCGTTCTTTATGCAAGTGCGAGAAGTGCCTTGTGCATCTTGGGCCGAAGGGCTTCAGCGAAACCCTGCTGTGTTCCGGTACCGATGATCGAGTTGAATCGAGATTCGGTGGTCCGGTACTCCTTGTGGTCTGTGTAGTAAGTCAGAGCGTTGAATGCTCCCCAAGCGTTTCCTTCGCCGCCACCCATGTTGACTGTAGGTTCATTCTCCCACACTGCCATGATTTCGTCAACTGTGAGATCGTGCTGACGCTTGGATGCCGGGACGATCTTGTCTACGATCCCAAAGAACTTGTCCTTGGTGACCTCGATCTCCATGAGCTTCGCTACTTCCTTCTCAAAGGCGTCCTCGTACTTGAAGCCGAGTTCAAGAATGTGACGTGCGTCCTGTACACGGTCCTTGAGAGCCTTCTTGTGCTTGACGGTCCACTTGGTCTTGGCTTCCCGGAGACCAAGGGTCACGGTGTTGTTGCAGACTGCCCGGATTGGGGTAATCGATACGGTAAAAGCAGCCGATCCATCGTGGCTGTTGGTGCACATCAAGTACAGATCGTGGGCGTCTTGGTCACCGACTGTGAAAGCGTCATTGAGCTTCAGGGTGATGAAGGTACGGGAGCCACCAAAGAGGGAGCCAGCCGTGGAGAAAGCTGCTTCACCGGAGCCGGTGTCCGTGATGGCGTTCAGGAAGTCGAAGGACTCCCGGTTCTGGTAGATGTGGTAACCCTTGGAAAGGTCATTTCCGAGATACTTCTCATCAGAGAGACGTACTGCGGAGAACCGGTCACCATGGGCCTTCCACTGACCATCAGCGCCCATGAAGGCTGTGGGCCGAAGTTCAACGTCCCAGTCTAGGCCGGAAAGTTCAAGTGCTTCTTCAGCCGTTGCCAGACCTTCGATGACATTTCCCATGCCGTGCCACGGAGTGAGTCCTTCACCCGAGAACATCTTAGCCTGACCGTCTACAATCTCCAATTCGTGTGCCATGATCTTACTCCTTTTCCTTGTCGGTGACTTGCTATGCTCCTAGCTTAGACTAAGTTAGCTAGCTTGTCAACACTATGATTCTTTGGATTCGATGCCCGGCATTTGAAATGGAAAAGTTCCCCTACAGAGTGCCGGTTTGTTTCATTACCAATACTCTATAGGAGAACTTCCATAGTGTCAAGCTCTTTACCAGATCACCGCAACTTTGACGTACTCATCTTCAATATTTTCATCGTCATCAATGCCCCACTCGTCCTTATAATCCTCTAGGTCTTCAGGACTCATGACCATCTCTACATTGTAGTCGTTGATTTCTGACTTGTGGATATATCCAATGGACACATCACCAACCCAGTTGAATCCGTTACCCTCATCGTCCTTTGCTGAAAGGATTTCAATGTCATCGGGCAGCTTATTGATGGACTCGATCAGTTGCTTTTTATTCATGGCTAGGTCTTTCGATAGGCTATAGCTTTCTCCCAAGCTTCGATCCACTGGGGAGCATTGACACTGTAAGTGTGTTCTGCTTCAATTCTATCACGTGCCTCATTGGCAAGACGCTCAGTCTCGGAAGTGCGGTCGATCATCCGTTGAAGATGTTTGCGCCACTCTCCCGGAGATTTCGCGGTCTTACCAATGCCGTAAGCCTCCATTCGAAGGTACTCACGGGTAGGCGAGGCCACGAACGGAATACCAATGGCAGCGTATTCAAGACCCTTCAGAGCCGACTTTGCTTCGTTGAACGGAGAAAGCTCCAAAGGAACGATCCCGATGTCAAGATGCTGAGACAGAGCTTCGTAGTACTCTTCAATCGGAACCCATCCGGTGGCAAAGACACTGGTGCTCTTATCTAGACTGAGATTGGATGCGACATACTGACCATCACCAATGACGTTAAAATTCAATCCATTGGTCATCAGGACATCAGCAACAGCCCTCTTGGTCTGCTGGAGGTCATCCGGGTGAGTCTGGACACTTCCAGTCCAACCGATGCGAGGTTCATTGAAGTTCCGTGCACCTGATGTCTTGAAAATATCATCAGGAACGTTGTTTCTCAAGATAGATACTCTACCGTGACGAGCATACTTCGTCAGTTGTGGTGTCGATACTGTAACATGGTCAGCAATCAGGCACGCCTTCTCTACCCAATGATTTCCTGTGAGGTCTCCAATCATGGCATCATGAGCAATATTTTGTGTGTGGACCGTAGAAAAGTCGTCATCAATCTCCACAACAGTAGCGATTCCTTGACGATGGGCCTGTTCTATAATTCCAGTCATGGAGTGGTCCAACGGACGCTGAACTACGATAAGATCAGCGTCCGTATGGAGTTCAAGAACATCAACCCTGCCGTCAGGATGTCGAACTGCTTCAGCATTCACACCGTCTGCAACTTCGATATCTACACCGAGCTTTGCAACTTCACTTGCTGGGGCACGCATACGGTAAAAACCGCAACCCCCGTGGTCAGCAGCTAGGGCTAGTACTTTCATTACTCTCCAATAACTGGAGCTACAGAGAGTTCCTTGATGTCGATGGATGGGAAGGAGATGCTAAGCTCAGTGGCAACACTTTTTTCTTCAAGTGCTGCAAGCTGGAACACGTCATCTGGATCTTCAGGGAAGACCTCAGCTTCAAATTCGAACTCGACAGTGACCTTGTACGTCTGAAAACGGTCGATCATTAGCCTACTCCGTTGGACGGGTGGGAAGCCTTGGCAGACGCAATGTCATTGGACCTAAGAATCTGTTCTTCACTAAATTCCTGCACAGACATTGTTTCAGGCTCCCAAGTTCCTCCTGTAGTGTTGGACGCTTCTTTCTTAGCGACCTCTACGTTGGCAAGCTCACCAGCGATACCCGCGTACCCTCCGATATCTACGTAAGAGTCACGAGTAGGGCTGTTGATCGTGCGAGCCATCTTCAGGAGGACCATAAATTCTGCCATCTGGCGCGGAGTTCCCGGAATGTTCTGCTCAAGATTTTTCTTGAAGTGGATGTTGAAGTACTCAGCGATTCGTCCGAAGTTCTCTTCAGGTGTTCCATAGTCTTCTTGGCGCTGTCCTACGATGAGTCCAGCGGCTTCGTTCAAAATATTTACACGTTCTGGTGTTGTGTTTGTCATCCATATAGTCTACCATACGGCGTTGACTTTCGCAAAATGACAAAACATGGTAGAATGGTATCATGACAAACACCCCTACATACTCAAAGCAATGTGCTACGTGCAACGCTCCCGAACATGTACAACGCTTCATTGCGGATGCATATACGGACCTTGGACCACAGTACACCGAGATTTCTCGGAAGCTTCTAGGACAATATCCAGACTACAGTGTCGGACCAGACGCACTGACCAATCATCTTACGAGACATGCTTCTCTTTTTCCCGTTGAAACAACAGTAACACCTATTCTTGGAGTCGTCAACCCTCCAGTTTCACCGCCTAAAGGCTGGGAACCACGAGTTGAGATTGACGGAGACTCTGGAGAAGTCACAACGACACCTCAGACGAATGACAAGATCACAGACTTTGCCAATATCCTTGAAGAATTTGGCATCGATCCTGAAGAATTCGAGATAGAGGGCAATGTACGGCTGTCAAAGTGGCAGGTTTACGACGAAACGTGGCGTACATCATACAAATTCCACATCGTACGAAAAAATCCAGCCTCCTTTGATCTCCCAACTCTTGTCCAAGAAGTCAAGGCTAACACAGCACTGACCGTTCAGGCAAGAGAACTAACGGCTCCAATTAAGAAGAACAAGAACAGAACACTCGTAGTACCTTTCTCAGACCTCCAAGCCGGTAAGGTAGGTTCCCGTGGAGACTCTGCAAGCCTTGTGGAGCGCGTCATGGAGAAGCATGACAAGCTAGCGGACTATATTCATGAACAAGGATGCTCTGAAGCTGTCTTCCTTGATGGTGGAGATGTCGTTGAAAGTTTTGAAAACACTGCTCAGCAGGGTTTCACCAACGATCTGTCCATCATGCAGCAGCTTGACTTGGCCGGAACGCTTGAACAGGAATTCATCTCCCTTCTTGCGAACACTCACGACAAGGTAACTGTTGCCGGTGTCCCGTCAAACCACGGAGCATGGCGTAAAGGTAAGGACGTTCTTGGCCGTCCATCGGATGACTGGGGACTCTTCCTCTTGAAGCAGATCCAGAAGGCGTACAAGCTTGCTCCAGAGGCTTACGGACACGTTGAGTTCCAATACCCCGGAGAATGGGAGAAGAGCCTTCTGATCGACGTACAAGGCGTCGGAGTTGGTCTTGTTCATGGTGAGGATTCCTCACTGGCTCAGATGGAGAACTGGTGGGCAAAGCAGGTCCACGGAAACTCTCCGATTGCTGACGCTGACATTCTTATTACTGGGCATTATCATACACTAGGGCTAAAGCCGTCAGGACGTAGCCGGAAGACAAAGAAGCAGAAATACTGGATTGCTACACCGACACTGGACAACGGTTCAGACTGGTGGGCAAACAAGACAGGTTCCGACTCTGATCCCGGATTGATGGCATTCGTTGTCGATTCTGAGACCGGATTCGATCTACAAAGCTTCACAGTATTGTAAAAGAAAGACCCCGTACTTCGGTACGGGGTCTTCTTTTATGTATAGAAGTGGTGCTTTTCTTTTGTGAACCAGCAGGTCTCCGGAAGGTTATCAAAAAGTTTTGGACAGTCCATACAGGCTCCACGCTTCCAGCCAGCCATAATGATCTCATCGGCATGGATACACCTGATGCTATCGTGTTTGCATCGAAAATTGAATAGCCATTTTAGATAGTCTAGCATATTTCTCCTTAGATAAAAGAATAGCCCTCCGGAGAGGGCTATTCTTATTTGTTCTTCTTTTTCCTACGGGGTTTTTCTGACTTGAAGTAGATTCTCTTTGGAACCCAGTCCTTTTCAGTCTGTGGACCATAGAGGATTGGCATATTCGCTTCCTCCGGAGTCCTGTCAGCCTTCTTCTGGTTACATTTCAAACAAGCGGAGATGGAATTCTCCCAAGTATCCTGACCACCCTTAGACTTTGGCTGAATGTGGTCATGGGTTGTTGCAGTTTTGCCACAGTACCCACACTTGTGCTTGTCCCTTTTGAGGACACCATGCTTGGAGAAGTACTCATCATCGTAAATGAATGGTACCTTCAACATTTCGAGCATCCTGATCACCTTTGGAATAAGGAACGGAACACCCTTTGCTGAGATAACTAAGGTCTCATCGTCAGCTTCAATGACTTCGGCACGTCCTTGGACTTCAACAAGCTTGATAGCGTTCGCAAGAGTCGTAGGGCTTAGTTCTTGATAGGAGGCATTGAACACCCTGACCTGTAGTGTTGCGAGGTTCATTGTTGTCCTTTCTGTGTCGTTAGTGGAGCGGGAACCCGGATTCGAACCGGGACTCTTCTGATTTGCAGTCAGACGACTTGCCATTCATCCATACCCGCATTGGAAAAGAACACCTCCACAGAGGTGTTCCTTCGAGCTACATATCAGAATCGAACTGATGATCTCCATCGTACCAAGATGGCGCTTTACCACTAAGCTAATGCAGCGAATCAATCAACTAGGAGTTGATAAATTCTATTATATCATTAAAATCTTCCTTTGTCATCCCCCAGTCAGTGAAAGGGGAGATCGGAAGTATATTTGTAATTGTCTGATCTTCTGCCCAATTGAGTGCGTCATTGGCGTACTTGAAGTCATCATCAATCCATACAACCTTGTCAGGTCGGTGCTTGATCACGTCAGCCTTTAGGGCATGTAGCTTCCACCAGCTACGGCGGTCGAAGAGTTCTTCACCTTCAGGGACGTACAGGACTTCCCATTCGAGACCTTCGATACCTAGAGGCTCTGAGAGCTTCGTAACGGCGTCTTCCTGCCATGTGGTGAGCCACTTGAACTCGACGTTCTCCTGCTTGGATAGCTTGTTCAGGGACTCTACAAGATCCGTGTACCAGTGTATGTGGTAGCCATTGATGATGTCAAGTTTCCACTCACCGTCCCAGCCGGTCTTTCGAGACTGCTGGAAGCTGTTGATAACTCCGTCAACATCGATGTATACGATTGTCTTTGACATAGTATTTCCTTTCTTTTTGTGGGTACCCCTGACTGGATTCGAACCAGCGCACATGGTGTAGGAGACCATTGCTCTTTCCGCTGAGCTACAGGGGTGTTAAAATACCTCCCGGTTAGGGGAGGTATTTCAGTGTTCTAGAAGACCTTACGGCCTGAACTGTCACGCTTTACTTCTGGTGCCGGTGGAGTCTCATTGAAGAGAGTCTGACGGGCTTCTTGAAGGTGTGCAGAGTTCTCTGCGATACCATTTAGGACATCGGTGAAGTGACGGGCAGCTTCGGAGAGTTCAGGAGTTGGCTCTACAGCTTCGTCCTCTTCCTCATCTTCGTCTTCGTAGTCTTCATCCCATTCGTAATCTTCGTCCTCATCGTACCAACCCTCATCTTCGTCCTCAACCTCATCGGGGAGGTTTTCGGAGTAGAATGCTGTCGGTTGACGCTCTTCAGTCTCATGGAGGACAGTATAGCGTGAAACACGCATCTTCTGGCTCTCATGGTCGTGAGGAACAGATACAACGTCACGCGGGTTGATCTTGACGAGGATCAGACGGGTAGTCATACCGGACTTCCATGACTGGAACAGCGTAGCATACGCATGTGTTCCAGCGTGAAGGCCATAGGAGCAGTCTACGAACGAGTTGGCATCAACTTCCGAACGAGGCATGGTGACCACAGTCCCCGGAACATTCGGGATGTGTCCGGTGAACTTCTCACCGTTGACATAGGCTGTACCACTGCTGATGGACTCAGACTTGCCGTCCTTATTCACTTGAACTGCCTTGTACGCAATGATATCGCCTTCGTGGTCAATAACCAAATCGCCATTCTTGATCCAGCGGAAGAGATCATCCACGGACTTCAGCGACGGGTTGGTCTTAGCCTTCTCAAGGAAGTTGACAAGAGGCTTGAAGTCAAGGCTTCGGCCCTGCTCAAAGAGTCCCTTGATTACCTTGGCAAGCTCTGTGTCAAGCGGATCGCCGTCGAAGTAGACTTGCTTACCATCGACTGTCACTCGCTCGGAAAGTGAGGACATCTTGGTAGCAACAGTCTCAAGGACATTGGCTAGTTCACGGATATCCTCATCTTTGGCCTTACCGGACATCAACTGCTTGATGATGGAGTTGAAGGAAGGGTGAGTAGATGGAATAGTATCCTGATCACCATTTGCATAAAAAATTGCCAGAGACTTACCAGTGGTATCCTCTGATAGGGAGAACATTGTCATAGATATTGCCTTTCAGTTTGCTAATAGTATATCAGATTTTTACTGCGTCGTCAAGGGTCTCTAGGTGGATCATGTTCAAATACTTTATGATGTGCTCAACCTGAGTCTTGCCTACCCTTCCGAGAGCAATATGGCCGATCAACGGATACTTATCATCAAGTTTCTTGGTCCATTCTGCAACGTCTTGTGGAGCCTGATGATAGCCGAGATCATTCAACCACTTTGATCCATTTACCCTAAAGAACCTTGCAGCAGTCCTGATGGAATCATAACGCTTCACAGCCTTACCAATCTCCGGCTTTGGGACAACGATCTGGTAGAGATACGGGTCCGAAATCCGGGAGATGTTCTTGTCAATGCCAGTAGCTTTGAGGACGTTACCCCACCCACTTGAGGAAAGGCGATGGAACCTGAGAACGTCAGGAGTGATAAGAGCCTCAGAACTGGCAATAGTATTGAGAATATCCTGCTTTATGTTCTTGGTAATTGCTGGGCAACGCTTCTGGAAAGCATCCAGCTTGCGGGACTTACCAAGAAGAACAATGACCTGCTCATCCGTGACAGTCTGGAAGTTTGTGACGTATTCTTCATGCAGATCTCGATCAGTCCATGAACTGCTGTAGATGCCCTTGATCCAGTCAGAGAAGTAGCTCCCACTCTCAACATCTTCAGCAGAGAGGTATGCTGCGTCTTCGGGAATTTCATCATAAGGGGTCCAGCGAAGTTCTTCATCCTCCATGAATATCACCGGGTATGCCATCTTCTCGGGATTAGGATTCTTCTTTACAGTTCCGCGTTCCTTCTTACGCTGAGCCTTGCCCTTTTCGATGACATCTGCACCGGAAACAAAGGTGAATCGGCTACTTAGTTTGAGCCACTTGTTGTCGATGAATTCCTGCTCATCCGTGATAAGGAAGTCCACGTGAGACAGTCCCTCTGATGTCATGTACGGAGTAAGGTAGTTGTTGACCTTCTTATAATCATCAGCACTGTATCCAGTGATGACAATGTACTTTGTTGTACGGTCCAAGTAGAGGTAATTGGTTTCCGCGTGAGAAGCTGTCCCCCAACTGGATCGCTCAATGGTACGGAAGAATTTAGTGGAGCTTACTTCCTTCGGGACAACCTCACCATTCCATATACGAGGAACCTCAACAATGTCGTTCCAGCGCTTATACGTGCCAAGGAATTCCTCAAGAGTATTTGCAGTATTCATTTCAGCCTGAGCGATATCCTTGAGGTCATTGACAAGGAAGGAAATATGTGCGTCAATGAAGTTATTCGTCATATCCGTGAACATCAAACCTTCACGGGCGGGAGTCAGATCGACCGATCCAATTGGAGCTACGATGTACTTCGGCATACGAGAGAAACCCTTTGAAGCCTTTACCTTCAAGCGACCAAGGCTAGCATCAATTTCCGAGTGGGAAAGCTCATAAGGAACCATTCCCATGATAACGTAGGACGGACCTTCAATTTTGGCACGGATGTAAAGCTCCATGTCAGGATTCTTTGGGTTCTCCATGCGAGGAATGGTCTTCAGGCGATATTCCGGTTCCCGTCCATCCACCAGCACAGAACCCGGAGGGGAATACTGGAAGAACGTGGAGGCTGTGGACCTAAAGGTGTCGAGATTGGACTTTACCGGAACCTTGATTGTGGTTCCGTTGCCCTCAGTCGTTGGTACACTGGAAATGATTACGAAGTCAAAGGAACCGTCACCGGCCTTTGACGCGAGTCCGGTGGTCTTGAGGCCGTCCTTGACAGAAACTACAGTGAACTGCGTTGCAATGGCAAAGGCAGACTTTGATCCCAGCCCAAAAGCACCAACGAACTCATCGGACTCCTGCTTACTGGATTCACCATACTCTGAATATACGTTGTAGAGCGTGTCTTCAGACATACCTACTCCAAAGTCCTGTACGGTGTATACAGGGTTGTCCCACGTCGGAAGTGATACCAAGACTGGCTGGAGTACTCCTGCTTCCTTGTGGGCGTCAATGGCGTTCGTGTAGTACTCTCGAATGACCGCAAGCTCAGGGTCTTTGTACAGATTCGACAGAAGCCGAACAACATGAAGCATACCCTTCTCGCTGACACCCATCTTCTTCTTACGGGCTGTCTTTGGGATGTTGGTTCGTACGGATGCTTCTACTGTATTGATCTTCAAATGTTTGTCCTTTTCTTTAGTCTATGTTAGTGTTAGCTGAGTCGGAGAATCTTGGAGCTATCGTCCCGGATGCGCGTTGGCTTCTCAGGCTTTGCGTATCCTTCGGTCCATTCAACTTTGAGAGTGTACGTGCTTGGTGCTGGTACTTTGGTCCGTAGTTGGTGGTTGTAGGAAAACTCTTCCTTCTCAATGATCTCCAGAATGGTGCCGATTCGTAGTACCTGACTTCGATACAATCCGGCTGAGAAGATGATGGTGTCCCCCTCTTCAAGGAGGGTTCCGCGCATGTCAGTGGGACGGTTTGTTGTGTTCATGGTATCTTTCTGAGAAAGGCATGGCTCCAACCAAGAGATCGGAGCCATGCGGTTTAAATAATTTAAAGAGAAAGCCATTCAGGATGGGCTAGTGTCCACTCGACGGTGGATTTGATCGACTCTTCCAGAGGAACAGGAGATTTCCAGCCTAGGGCTGCGATCTTTTCGCCGTCAAGGGCGTATCTGAGGTCATGGCCCGGACGCGAAGAGTGGAAGTCTTCCAGACGTGCGATCAGGGGTTTACCTGCTGCTTTGGCAATAAGGTTTGCCATCTCAAGATTGTTGAGTTCACGCTCACCTACGATGTGGAATCGTGGTGGAACAGTCCCGCCTTGGGAGTACTTCAATGATTCTACCTCACCGGAGTCACCATATGCAAGTTTTCGTGACAGATACTTGTGCTTCTCCAGAAGGAAGAGCAGTCCGTCAGCCTGATTACGGGCGTGAAGGTAGAATCGGGAGCCGATTTCGCCCTCAGCAGACGCGTGGATGGGCATTTCTGTCCCATTGAGAACGTTTTTGAGCGTTTTCGGGAAGAACTTCTCTGCATCCTGAGTCTCACCGATGATGTTCATGGTGTTTGAGATGATCAACGGGATGTCATAGGTGCGCCAGTAGGAGTACGCAATGGCTTCCTGAGCGGCTTTGGAGGCAGAATATGGGTTGGAGGGCTTAATCTGGTCAGTCCACTCCCTATGGGCCTCTCCGGGCTTGGCAGGACCATAAACCTCATCCGTGGAGACCTGAAGGAAGCAGTCCAGATTCGGCAAAGTTCTTGCATAGTCTAGGATATTTGTGATCAATGCTACGTTATTCTGGATGAACTCTGCCGGTTCCTCAATGGAACGGTCAACGTGGGACTCAGAGGCCACATTCAGGATGTAATTGATCTCTCCGAACTTGTGTGCAGAGACACTGGAGATGGGCGCTGTGAGGTCAGTCTGAACGATGGTGACCCTTGACTGATCCAGACCTTCCATGGCCGTTACAAGGCGGTCAGAGATGCCCTTGTGGCGGAACGTGACAGGTGCTACGATCTCCCAGTCAGTTGTGGTGAGGATGTGGCGTAGAACGTGGCTTCCAACGAAGCCAGATGCGCCCGTAAGTAGAATTCTCTTAGTCATTGTGTCTTTCGTCGTATACAAAAATAGTCTAGGTCTATTTTATCAGACCTAGACTACTTTTGCAATTTAGTTATTTACTGCGGTATCGAGTGACAGTTTCGGTGTATGCTTCTACCTCGAAGGGGCTAGCACCATCCCAATTGTCACCGTCCCACGAAGAGTAATACCCGTTAGCCTGAAAAAGCTGATCGCCTACGGAGAAGATGATGTATCGTGCCTCGTAGTCGCCATCTTCACCATGAACGTCTTCCACAAGGAAGGCAGGTCCGGATTCGAGAAGCGGGACAGTGATTGCCGGATTCTTTTCCTTGTATTCTTTGGTTGCAAGGGAATCCTTGAACTCTTCAAATGAGTAAGAGCCAAGATATGTGATCTGGTCATCCTCATCCAAGCCCTCGTTATACCAGTCAACGATTTCCTGCTTGATATTTGTAACAGACATGTGTTTACCTTTCGATTTTACTTGTACGGTCGGAGCATGTGTGCATTGTCTTTATGACGCTGAACGTAGTTGATATCGGCCCTTGTGAGGTCTTTGAAATTTTCAACCACAAACAAAGCAAACCAGCCCTTGGTCAGTGATGTAATTGTCTTTCGTAGCGTCCAAGCGTATGCTGCTGCTGGGCTGAAAGTGTAGTCGCTAGGGATGATTTTACGCTCCAAAGCTGTTGCGTAGACTTCTTCGCGGACCATTTTGAGCTTGTCCTCATGAGCTAGCGCATCCCACTTGGACTTGTCCACGGCTACTTCCGAGTTGTCACGCAAAATTCGCTCAAACAACGGTCGGTTGTAGTAGGCCACGGATTCGTGAAGTGAATCGTGGTCATAAATTCTTTTAACGATCTTGTCATTGAAGAACATGTCAGGATCAGATTCAAGGTTGACTTTCTTCTTACCGTGTGTGTCTTCCCAGACCTTGTACAGAATCTTGTATAGTTCTGGGATGAGCTTGGCACCCTTGGACTGGAGGAACAGGATGTCTGACATGTGCTTATCCCATGACTTGTTCCTCAGTTCCCAGAAAGCATGAGAAACTTTGATAGTGTAAAGTTCATCAGGGGTAGCTATGGGGCCAAAATTCCAGAGGGCAAGGTCAGGATGCCAGAAGTTCTCAAACTTCAATGCAGTAGGGCCAATTTCTACAGGAGAGAAGTAATCTGTGTCTTTCGGATGACGGGAATCCGGGAAGTGTTGGCGCATGGCTTTGGAGCCGATGAGGGTGATGTTGTCACTCATTTTCATTCTCCTTTCAATTTCTTCAGAGCTTTCTTAGACTTCTTTAAAGCCTTCCGTCTAGCCTCAATGATCTTTTCTTTTGACTGGATATCTTCTTCAATAAGCGGAATCAGAAGTTCAGTCCAGTATTTCTTAGGATCAGAGTTCCAAATACGTACCTCTTCGACTAGTTCGGAAGAGTGTTCAAAATAGTCACTGGTATAAAATAAGTCAACCTTCTCAGTATCCAGTGCCCAAACTCGCTCAACAGTCTCCATCTCATTCCAACCATTCCGTTCAGTATAGCTGGCGTGGTGGAGAGTAGGGAACGTGAAGTCTACGAGGTCCAATTTATGTAGATTGAATGGTGATAGCTTGAGATGCTTCATTAGTCCTTCTTCTTGAGAAGGTATGTGTTGGAGATGGCCTTGAAGCCGGGACGGTTCCCTAGGAACGGGAAGCCCTTCGGACCCTGCCACACGATACCCTCTGCGCGGCGCTGTGGGTTGATCTGAGACATCAAACCGTCAGCCTGCTCCACGATGTCACTGATGGTCTCCGGGAGGCTCAGAGGCAGCACAGGGACCTGTAGAGGTACCAATGCGTCGGGCCACTGGTCAAACGGGATGGCAACAGGACCGTTTTCAGTCTTCTTGTAGAGATTGAACGCCTTGAAGTCGGTTCCCTTGATCTTCAGTGGGTTGCCTTGGATGTTCTCACCAAAGTATTCACCCTGAAGTGCATAGTTCTCCGGTAGGATTTCCAGAAGGTTCAGCTTGTCTGCAAGATCAAATCGTGCGCTTGGTCGGCTGATCTCGTAGTTACGGGAGCAAGCTCGAAGAGTTCCAGCATCGTTGACAAACGTGGTAGACGTTCCGTCGATCTTCTCGGTGGCGATCCACGTATGAGCTTGGATGTCCTTGAAAGACTTTCCAAGGTTCTGAATGCGTTCTGCATCGGTCTTGGGGCAGAAGTCAAAGAGGAAGTGACCTTCAACGAGACCTTCAATTTCAGCCGGGACAGGCTTCTCCCACTTTTCGATGTGAGGGATTCCTTCAGGGAACTCAGATACGGGCTTGATGAGGCCCTGAGACCATTGACCACGCATACGTGCGGTGCCGAGAGGGTGTCCTGTGATTCCGTCCATAACTCGGACACCGCGAGGTTCAAGGAAAGCGAACCGTGGATCAGAGATGGGGAGGAAGCTATCGACTTCAAAGTAGAGAACTTCTTCACCTACTTCAAACTCACCCTTCTTGACAACTACGTACCAATCGCGTACCTTGGCAGCAAGAATGTTGTCTGCATCTGGGATTTCGTTGAGTTCTAGAATGGTTTCGAGCGTGACAAGTTGACGCAAAATACTCCTTTGCTTGGGATTTTCTTTGACTTTATATTTTAATTAAATGGGGTGACTGACGGGATTCGAACCCGCGAATACCTGAACCACAATCAGGCGCAATAGGCCAACTCTGCCACAGCCACAGTCCTCTCAACGGGATTCGAACCCGTGTTACTTCTTCGACAGAGAAGCATGTTAGTCCACTACATTATGAGAGGGAAGCTGGATTCAGGGCCACGCACCAGCAGACGTGAGAAACAGGGAGTAAGCAGTCCTATGCCCTAAGTTTATTTACCTTCAAGAATACGCTTTAGTTCTCCGAAATCAATTGAACCATTCCCAATCATATTGTTCAAAGCAAAGAGAGCTTTATCAGCACATCTTGCACGTTCAACAACTGAATCGAAATCTACAGTTGATTCCATAGTAACTCCATTGTACTCAGAAGATAAAAATTGCCAGTTTACGATCTGGAAACGAGTGGCTGGTTCACTACACTGTTGGGATGTTTAACGGCCTCGCGGCATTAAATTGCGTGGAGCCAAAGAGAATCGAACTCTTCACACCAATCTTGCAAGGATTAGTCGCCACCTTGGAACATGTGACCCCAAAGTATCCCGGAGCCATCGCTAGTGACCTGTACCAAATGGCCTCCCGAAGGAGTTCACACTAGGTTATCCCCTCTAGCTCCCTAGAAGAGTAACGAAGTGTCTCAGGTGTAGCAGACGCATCTCTGCGCTGAATACGCTCCCCCGAGAGGATTCGAACCTCTATTAGGTGATTAACAGTCACCCGTCCTGCCCTTGAACGACAGGGGAATATAGGGTTTTTCACTAGAAAGCAGCCGCAAATTCTAGCTCGTACTGACCGTCAGGTACCTACCCAGTACATTCGTTGCAGAGGCGGGATTCGAACCACTTAATGCGACCTCTGGATTATGAGTCCAGCGAGATACCAAGCTTCTCTACTCTGCTATGGAGTGTAGTACTATTGTACCACACCCTTTTGTAGTTTGTCAACTACATTTAAACTCCACGATCTCCAAGAAGAATGTAGCGGTCTGCAATAGCAAGAAGACCTTCTACTACTCGGGCATCTCCGTTGACAGCAAATTCTTCTGCAAGATCAAGGATACGGACAACCTCTTCATAGGGATTGAGAGTATCCTCGTTGTCCTCTTCGGGTGTTTCGGAAGTTTCCTGACCGGAATCCTTTACAGCGTCAAGCCATTCCTGAGGAAGTTCGATGCCAGCGTTCTCAAGTTCTTCAGCAAATCGCTTCTGGAACGCCTTTACGCCATCCATGATCTGCTTTTCCCACTCGTTGTTGATTGTCAATGTGTCTCTTTCGTCGTTTGGAACGGCCATTCCGTGTTGATGACCGCGTTCGGATCAATAAGGTTTCCCTCTTCGTCCGTCTTCTTCCTAAGGTACGCTTGGAAAGAAGTGCTCTGCTCCATTTTAGCATCTTTCTGGAACTCTTGCAAGGTGTAAATGTCCATCTCGGGCTTGAAAAATTTTCCAAGCTGTCGTGTGATGTACAAAGTTGCCTCAACGTCAGCCGTAGAGTTGTGTGCGTTCGTCAGATCGTATCCATAAAGTGCGGCTGTGTCTGTCAGTTTTCGACTTCCCTTGCGGTATTTGTCACACGCTTTGTCGATGACAAGTGGATCGATAACCCTAGAGAACAGTTCTTCCGGAGTGTACTTCATCAGAACACGGTAGCGGTTGAACTCAGCCAAGGACATCGTAGAGTCAAAGGGAGCATTGAAGATCACAATCGGAATCTCACGATCCACAATAGGCTCAAGACTGTTGTAGATGTCCAGTATAGCATCTTTCGCCGGTAAACCAAATTCACGGGCATGTTCGGTACTGATTCCGTGAACTTCAGTTGCACCTTCTGCGATCTCCACTCCGGGATCGACCAGCCACTCCTTCACGATAGGCTCAGCTTCAGGGGAGGCTGAGAAAACCATACTGTAAGTTACAATTCGATCTTCGAAAGCATCGACACCTGTGGACTCAATGTCAAGACCTAGCAATGGCCCTTTGAAGTAATCTGTCATTCTTTTTTGTTTCCTTGATAGTTTTACCGTTTTCAAGCTCTCGTAGAGTCCAAGTCACAGGAGATGGTTTACGAGTAGCCGGAACAACGGGCTGAGCAATGTTGTACCTTGGGCGCTCCTTCTTGATGATATGCGCTTCTGCTTTTAATGCTGAAGCTTCCGTCTTATACTCTTCAATTGCGGCAAACTTCACATCGTTCCACCATGGCTTAGATGAGGCATGTCCGTTGGTACCATAGAATCGGGCATCAACGTTCCATGATTTCCCAACATAAAGGAGACGTTTCTTGGCATCGAAAAGCCTATAGACGTATCCCTTACGGGCTGGGCCAGAGTATCGTGGCTTCTTGGGAGGTGAAGGTGGTGGTGGTGGTGGACCATTCTCAGCTTTCCTCTTCTCTCGAATCCAGTCCCAACGAATTGACTTTGCAATTTCCTTGTTCTCTGCTTTTATGGCCTTATTCACCTTACGGTGAGCCTCACTGATTGACATCCGGAGATCATTAACCTGATTGAAGTGTGACTCACACAGAGTCCTTACTTCTCCTTTTGAGCCAAGTCGGGAGCGATCTTTGGACAAAACACTCTCTCCACACAATACACACGAGAAGCTATATGCAAATGCACTTAACTTTCCATCGTATCTTGGTTCTGCAACGATATCAAATATTGTTGCAGGCTCTTTGTCAGCTTCGTGAATCACCCCGCCAAGTTCTCTTACTTGGTGATGATAGTGGTTGTATGAATCTAAAAGTTCATTTTCTGCGGACAACCTACATCCACCTGTTCAGATCGTCACGTAGTTCCATCAGGAGTTTCCCTAGATGGTTTTCTCCTTGTTTATTGCACTTCGAACAGTTGCAGATTCCCCAAACGTTGTCATGCCAGTTGTTACCTTCCTCAAGGTAGGCATCTCCTGTATCTAGGAGGCTGATACGCATCCCCTGATCATCAAGGAACTTGGCACCAAGCACTGATCTCATGGCTTTGAAGCGTTCCGTGGAGTCCCAGTTGGGCTTGAGAGTGACTTTACGGCCACGCTGCTTGGCAATTCCGGGAGTCGGAGCGTTGATCACCCACAGAGCTTCTGTGATGTCGATGGTCTTCAGGGCGTTGAACAGGTGCTCACCGGATTTGAATTCCATCCCACGGAAATGAATGGGGCGTTCGTAAAAGTTGGACAGGAAGTGGTACTCACCTGTGAATGAAATGATATCAGGCATAGAGATTGTAGTCCTTAGGAAATCCCAGACGATCCTTTAGGCGATCACTGAGTCCAAAGATTCCATCGTTCACGGCACAGTCAATAAAATCACTAGGGGTAAGTTTTCTACCAATTCGAGATTCCAGACATCCGATACAAAGCATACCCTTTTCAGCAACACTGTACCATAGGTCGAACTGAACCATGTAGTACTCATCAATCAAGTGAGTGTTCGTATCGCAGTCCATACATTCGAACTCAGGAAAGTCTTCTCTTTTATCTTGTTTTTCCATGTACCAGAGACGGGAATCGAACCCGTTCATCCTCCTTATGAGAGAGGCGTCCGCACCATGCGACACTGGCTATACCATTCTAACATATTAGAAGTTGTTACGCAACCCTGACGGCAGAGTATCCGCCAACGTAGCTGATCGGGTGGACAACAGTTTGGTTACCGTTGAATCCTCCGCTGACCATTTGGCCTCCACCGGCGTAAATTCCTACGTGACCAGCAGAGATGATGATATCTCCGGGTTGTGGATCACCGACAACGGTTCCGAATTGGAAGAACTGTGCTGGGGCAAGGTCTCCTGTGTGGATTCCGATGGAGCCAAGTGCGTTCTCAACCATAGCGGTGCAGTCCTGAATGACGCCAACCTGTCCGTAGGCAGATGCTAGAAGTGCTGCACCCTTACCGGAGGCTGGAACAGCCGCTACAGAGGCTACTGGAGCCTGAACGGGTGCAACTGTTGGTTGAGGCTGAGAGACTGCCTGTGGTGTCGCGGAGCGCTGTACAGCGGGTGTTGGGGTTGCTGTGTAAGTCTGGACTACCTGAGTGGGTTGGACAACCGGTTCAGGTTCCGGAAGGGGCGCTGCGACTGACATAACGACAGGACTCTCAAAGTTTAGAGAGGCTGGAACTGCGACGATTGTCGGCTGGCTGATCGGTTCAGCCGTTTCAACAATTCGTGGTGGAGCTTCAGTCTTGGGTGCGGCATTTGCTGGTCCTGCGAAGCCGACGAGTAGCAGGGTAGTAGAAACAAGGGCGAGGTATTTCGTTTTAGTATTCATAAGTCCAATGGTTGTAGATGTTGCTAGGCTGCCTTTTTCTTTCTTGTAGGTTGGTGGCAATGGGCAAGTAACAATTCTATAACAAGAAGAGCAGGAATGCAAATTGCTCTGCATCCCTGCTCATCTTAATAGAGTATGTTAGTTCTTTCGGTTGAGGAATCCCTGCTTCAGGTTCTTAGTGAACCAAGCTAGGAACTCTTCGATGATCTCTTCCTCAGAGCGTTCAACCGGCTTCGGCTCTGGGTCCGGAGTCGGGATTACGATCACAGGGTCAAGATCGTAGTTACTAAGTTTAATCGAAGCTCCGCAGTTTGTCGAATTTCCCGGAACATCCTTGTGGAGGGTCTTGGGAAGTTCGTACCCGTACTTGGCCTTGAGGGCTGCTAGAAGCTTCTTTGTGGAAGCAATAGTGTCAGCATCTTGGGCCGGATCGGTCTCGATACCAACGTAGTTGTTTCCAACTGATCCTGCATGATAGGCACGATCCTTCAGGGAAACCATCTGGATAATGCGCTTACCGGAGACTACGAAGTGTGAGGACGCAACTCGTTCAAGTCCGTTGTTTGTGAACGTGTTGACCGTACTGTTGAGCGTGTCAACACCAAGAGTTCCGAACTGGTGGATGACAACCTTTTCAGGCTTGTCCGGGAAATTTCCTACGTTCAAATTATTTATCGCTGCCGGGATGTACTCCACGAAGTCAAAATCTTTTTGGAAGCTGTAAGCTGTAGGAGTAGTTACAGGAGGTGTAACCACAGGAGGCTTGGGTGTGACATTCGCAAGGCCAGCCATGGACTGGGTTGTGAAAGCACCACACCACACGTATCCGGTGGTTCCCTTGTACCAGACATCGTAGTTGCCGATCTTCTCTCCTACAACGTACCCCACAAAGCTCTGGATAGTGTTCGGAGGAATCTGACCAAGGATAGCAGAAGTAGAGTTCGGCTCCTTGCGGATGTTCACCACATCAGGCCCAGTCTT